GCGGCGCGCGCGGGCGATGACTATCGACGACGCGGCACGCGACAGAGCCAAGGCTATACAAACGAATGGCTCGCGCGCGCGCGCGACTTCCGCAAGCGTTATCCGCTGTGCGCGATGCACCTGAGACGCGGCAAGGTGAGGCCGGCCGAGTGCGTCGATCACATCATCCCGCACCGAGGCGATCAGGGTTTGTTTTGGGATGAGGGCAACTGGCAGTCGCTGTGCAACCACTGTCACAACGGTGAGAAGCGCCGCGAGGAAATCGCAGCCCGACGTCTCGCGCGCGATAGGGTGCCGACGTGTGGCGGCCTTCCGGCGGGTAGGGGGTCACTAACTGGTGGGCCTCCGGTGCCGGAAGCGCGCCTTGGGCGAATTTTTGCGCTCGCGAAAGTGGACAGGGGGGGGTTCTAACGTGCAAGGGGGGGTCTGGTGATGGCAATGGGGCGCAAGCCGAAGCCGACCTGGCTCAAAGCGATCACGGGAAATCCTGGGCATAGGCCGCTGAATGATTCGGAGCCCGTGTCTCCGGTCGGCATTGGTCCGCCGCCGGAGAATTTCAGCGACGAGCGGCGCGTCGCGTGGCTCGAAATGATCAACCGCGCAGCGCCCGGGCAGCTCTCGCAGATGGATCGCTCAGTGCTCGAACTGTATTGTCGCGCGAAAGTTCGTTACGACTTCTGCGACGCGAAGATCGAGGCGTTTGGGGTCGTGATCAAATCCCCGGTCGCGGCCGTGCCAATGCAGAACTACTATTACTCGATCATGAAGGCCGAGGCCAAGACAATTCAGTGGTGTTTGGTCGAGATGGGCTTCACTCCGTCCTCGAGGTCACGTGTCAGCACCGCCCAAAAGCGCAGCGGCAAACCCGCGACGCAGTTCGACGACCTCAAGGATCTCCCGATCTAGGGACTATATCCTCGAGGCGATCGCGTTCGCCGAGGACGCGATCGCCGATACCCATCGCGCGCGCCATGGGAAAAAGCTGCGGCTCGCCGCCGCGCGCTTCATTCGGGACCTGAAAGCGACGCAGCGCCGGCGGCCGCCGTACCTGTGGAGCGCCCAGCGCGCCATCACCGCCTGCAAATTCGTCGAGCGCATGGTCCACGTCGAGGGCACCTGGCAGTCGGACACGATCACGCTCGAGCCGTGCGAATGTTTTTTGCTGGTGCAGCTCTTTGGCTTTCGCCGCACCGATGGCACGCGCCGGTTCACGACGCTGCTGTACTGCGTCGCGCGCAAGAACGCCAAGTCGACCTTGGCCGCCGCGATCCTGCTGTACGTCTTTTGCATGGAGCCCGAGCACGGGCCGCAGGTCCTCTCGGCCGCGATGACCGGGCGCCAGGCGCGCATCGTGTTCAACATCGCGCAGCGGATGGTCGAGCAGAACCCCGGCCTGCAAAAGAGTTTCACGCTCGAGGCCTTCACGAACACGATCGTGCGCTACGAAGTGGGCGGGACGTTCATGCCGATCAACTCCAAGGCCTCTACCCAGGATGGTTTGAACCCATCCGCCCTGTGCTTCGACGAGCTGCACGCGCACAAGACCCGCGATTTATTCGACGTGCTGCGCTCCGCGGTCGGCGCGCGCAACGACCCGTTGTTCCTGTACACGACCACGGAAGGGTACGAGACGCCCGGTCCGTGGCCCGAGATCCGCAGCCACGCCGAACATATCTTGAATCGCGTCCTCGAGGCCGACCACATGCTGGTCCTGATCTACGCGCTCGACGATGACGACGACGATTTCGACGAGAGCAAGTGGATCAAGGCCAACCCGATGCTCGGTGTCTCCATTCAGTTGAAAAAAATGCAGGAGTACGCGATCGAGGCCAAGGCACAGCCGGGCGCCCTGTCGGAGTTTCAGATCAAGCGATTGAACCGCCGCGCGGCCGCCGCCGAAGGCTGGATCGACCTTCGCCGCTGGCGCAAATGCTCGGGCCCGGTCAACCTCGACGAGCTCGTCAAGTCGGGGTGCCCGTGTTGGGGCGGTCTCGACCTTGCGAGCAATCGCGACATGAACGCCTGGCGGCTCTTGTGGCTGCTCGACGGGATCTATTACACCTGGGGTCGGTGTTGGGTTCCGGAGGCGGCCGTCGCCCAGCGCACCGAGCGCCGTTCGGTGCCGTACGCAGGCTGGGTCCAGGCCGGATATCTCACGCAAACGGAAGGCGATGTCGTCGACTATCGAGTGATCCGAGCGTCTGTCATTGCAGACTGGGAGCGATTCTCGCCTTTGAAAGTGGGGTACGATCACTGGAATGCGACGCAACTAGCGATCGAATTAGCGGAAGCCGGGGTGCCGATGGAGAAGTTTATCCAGGGTCCACGCTCCTACAATCCCGCGATGCAGGCCTGTGAAATCGCCTACTTCGCCGGCAACCTTCGCCACGACGGAAACCCCATCTTGACCTGGAACGCCGCGAACCTCGTCACCCGCACCGACGAAAATAAGAACCTGGCGCCCGACAAGAAGCGCAGCGCCGATAAGATCGACCTCATGACGGCGCTGTTCATGGCCTTCGGCGTGTCGATCGGTGAGGCCGAAGGCGACGCGTCAGGATTCTTTGCCAAGCCGGTGACCGCGTGAACGTCGCGACTCGGCCTAGCCTCAGGCAGAAGACGGCCGAATTTTTCAATAGCTTTTTCGATTACGGTTCGGGCTCGATCGCGCGCGGCTTCTATCCGGTCGCCGCCGGCGGCCAGGCGCGCCCACCCATCAACGCTGCGAAGTCGGCCGCCGGCACCGTCGTCACGCCGAATACCGCGCTCGCGCTCTCCACCGTGTGGGGCTGCGTGTGGCTGATGTCGAACGCGGTGTCTTCCCTGCCATTCATCCTCAATAAGCGCTCGGGCCCGAACTTGTCCTACGGCGCGCCGGCCTTCGACGTGCCGTTGTACACGGTCTTGAACAGCCAGCCGAACCAGCAGATGTCGGCCGTGACGTTCTGGAAATTCATGGTCGCCTCCGAGCAGCTGTGGGGCAACGGCTACGCTTTCAAGACCTTGAACTCGCAGAACCAGCTGATCGCCTTGGATCCGCTGCGGCCCGAGTACGTGGTCCCGTATCGGCAATGGATCGACGGCACCGAGCCCAAGCAATATGAGATCCGCTATCGCTACTATTCGCCGCTCGAGTCGCTTGATTTCTCGGCCGATCAGATTTTCCACTGGAAGGATCGCACGCTCGACGGCCTGGTCGGACTCTCGCGCATCGAGTACGCGCGCAACTCCATGGGGATCGCGCGCGCCGGCGAGGACTCGACTTCGGAGACTTTCAAGAACGGCTTGCGCAGCGGCGGCTTTGTGAAGTCAACGAAGTACTTGAACCCGAAAAATCGCGACGAGTTGAAGGATTCGCTCAAGCGCTTCGTCACGGGCGGTCCGGAGTCGGGCGGCATCATGGTGCTCGAAGGCGGACTCGACTTCACACCCATCACCATGAATCCCCAGGATGCGCAGCTCCTGGCCTCGCGCCAGTTCTCGGTGGAGGACATCTGTCGCTGGTTCCAAGTGCCGCCGGTGCTCGTCGGCCACGCCGCCGCCGGCGTCACCGCCTGGGGCTCAGGGATCGAGCAGCTGCTCCTCGGCTGGTCGGCCCTCTCGCTTCGCTCCTATGTGCGCGGCCTCGAGCAGGAGGTGCTGCGCTCGCTCGTCGCGGCGAAGGATCGGCCGAGCCAGTATTTGACCGTCGATCTCGACGACCTGTTGGCCGCCGACTCGGCCGCGCGCTCGGCGCTGTACTCGACCTTCGCGCAGAACGGGGTCATGACGCGCAACGAAATTCGCGGCCGCGAGGATCTCGCGCCGATGGACGGCGGCGACGTGCTGACCGTGCAGTCGAATCTGATCCCGATCGACAAGCTGGGCGTCGCGCCACCGCCGCCGCCGGCACCCATCCATAATGTTTTCATGCAACCGGGCGCCACACCGCCGCCAGCCGAGGATAAGTAAATGAAACTCAAAGTTCGCCAGGTCCCGTTCCAGTTCAAGGCCGTCCAAGACGATGGCACCTTCGAGGGCTACGCCTCGATCTTCGGCAACACGGATTCCTATCGCGACGTCGTGATGCCGGGCGCGTTCGCGAATTCTCTCGCCAAGTGGAAAGCGCAGGACGCCATGCCTCCGGTGCTCTGGCAGCACCAAAGCTATTCGCCTATCGGCGCCACCACCGACCTTGCCGAGGATGGCAAGGGCCTGCGCGTCGCCGGGCAGCTGCTCGTCAAGGATGTGCAGCTGGCGCGCGAGGCGCGGGCGCTTGCCAAGGCCGGCGTCGTGCGGGGCCTCTCGATCGGCTATGACCCGGTGACCGAGGAGTACGACGGCAAGACCAACGTCAACCGGTTGCTCGAGATCGACCTGTGGGAATATTCGTTCGCGACTTTCCCGGCGAACACCGAGGCGACCATCACCGCGGTCAAATCCTTGCTCGCCGCCGGCGAGCTGCCGACACTTCCAGAATTCGAGGACTCATTGCGCGAGGCACTGGGTTATTCACGATCTCAAGCCAAGGCGATTGCCAGCCACGGCTTGAAGTACTTGCTAGAACAGCGTGACGCTGACAAGGGCATCTCGACGGACGAAGTCGAGTCGATCATGGCAATGATCAAAGCGCATCCCGTACAACTCTAGCGAGGTTTTTTTATGTTGTTACTGCGAACTCCGCGCCGCGTCATCACGCGCGGCGTCATCGATATGGCGACGTCTCGAGTGCTCGAGACGGACAGTTACTTTTATTCGGGCGAGTGGGCGCGCGCCGACGCGGCCTCGAGCGAAGCGCTGCAGAAGGCGATCAAGGAGGCGCTCGGCGAGCACCACAAAAAGGTCAAAGAGGTTCTCGATGCCGTCGAGAAAAACGTCAAAGACTTTGGCAGCGTGCAGGACGGCGTGAAAACGGCCGTCGCCAAGCTGAACGAAGATGGCGCGAAGCTGATCGCGGACCTGCAGACGCTCAAGGCCGAAAAGGCGGCGAACGATGCGCGCCTCTTGGATCTCGAGCAAAAGGCCCTGGCACGCGGCGCCGGCGGCGGCGGAGCGAAGATCAAATCGCTCGGCCAGATGGTGATCGAATCGCAGGAGTGGAAAGACTTCGCGGCGCGCGCGGGTTCCTTGCGCATGTCCATGAAGCCGTTTGCCATGAAGACGATCACCACTATCACCGGCGGCGCAGGCGCATTCCCTGAGTTCCTGCCGACTCCGGTCATTCCGCCCTTCCAGCCGCTGACCATTCGGGATCTGCTCGACGTCGGCACGACGACGCAGAACCTGATCGAGTGGGTGCAGGAAACGCTATTCACCAACGCGGCCGCGCCGGTCTCGGAAGGTGGGTTAAAGCCCATGTCGGACATCACGTACACGCGTGAGTCCATTCCGATTCGCACCGTGGCGCACTGGGTCAAGGCGAGCAAGCAGATCCTCGCGGACTTCTCGCAGCTCATGACGCTGATCAACGGGCGCTTAACCTTCGGCCTAAAGCTCGTCGAGGAGCGGCAGATCCTGTACGGAGACGGCACCGGCGATAATTTGTTGGGCTTGATCCCGCAGGCGACCGCGTACAACGCAGGCAGCTTCCACAAGGGGAATGACACCCGCATCGACGTGATCCGCCACGCGATGCTGCAGGTCAACCTGGCGTTCTATCCCTGCACCGGCATCGCCATGAGCCCGACCGACTGGCACGACCTTGAGCTGACCAAGGATTCTCTCGGTCGATACATGATCTCGAGCCCGACGCAATCGACGCCCGGCATGTTGTGGGGTTTGCCCGTCGCACAGTGCTACTCGATGGCCGCCGGCGAGTTCCTGGTCGGCGCGTTCAAGCTGTGTGCGACTCTGTTCGATCGCGAGGAGGCGCAGATCCTGGTGTCGAACGAAGACCAAGACAACTTCGTGCGCAACATGGTCTCGATTCTGTGCGAGGAACGGATCGGACTTGCCGTGTCGCGCCCCCAGGCGCTCATTCACGGATTTATCCCGGTCGGTGAGAGCACGGAAGTGGCTCAGTAGCGAGCTAGGCGAATACAACGCAGGGGGGCTCACTGCAGTTTGGGTATCGGCCAGCAGAACGGGAGCGCGGCAACCGGCGAAGGCATCGAACGCCAGATCCGGCCCGCGTGATCCCTGCCGAAAGAGACTCTGCAGCACACGCCCCCATTTTTGGTAGGAGAGTTCGATGCCACAGTGCAAAGCGATCAAAACATTTCACAGCGAGCAGCTCAGCTGCTATATGCGCGCAGGCACCCGCTTTAGCGCGGACAAGGCCTATGCGAATGCGCTGCGCAGTAAGGGCCTGATCGTGATTCTGTCGGAAGGTCCAGAGCCGGAGCGCGTGCAGTCCTTCGACGGCGCACCCTTGGGAAAAGATCCGCAACCGGCGCCGCCGCCGGCGTCGCGCGGCATCACGGCGGACTCGCTCGCGTCCCACACATCGGCGGACCTGGAGGCCGATGGCGCGGAGAAACCGTCTGTATTATCGCGAGTGGGCCAAGCCTTACGGAAGCCGACTGCGCCCACGTCCAAGGCAAATGCAAAACGATAGCCGTCAACACGAGCTTTCGGCGCGCGCTGTGGGCGGACGTGCTCTATGCGTGTGACGAAACATGGTGGATGGCCTACTTCCCCGAAGTCTCGCGCAACTTCCACGGCGAGAAATGGACCGTGAACGCGCGCGCCCGCGATCGCTTCGACCTGTACTGGATTTTCGGCCAGGATAAAGGCGGCCTGTCGAACGATCCGACCGTCATTCACCAGGGGAAAAATTCCGGCTATCAGGCGATCGGGCTCGCGCATCTGTTCGGCGCCGCGCGAATCCTGCTCTTAGGGTTCGACTTCTCGCGCGACGGCACGCGCACCCATTGGCACGGGGATCATCCCAGAGGCCTCGGCAACGGCGGATCGTATCCGAGCTGGGTCGCGGCCATGAATGGGCTCGCCACGGATTTGAAGGCCGCCGGCGTCGAGGTCATCAACTGCAGCCGGCGCACAGCGATCGCTTGTTTCGAGCGCAAGGCGATCGAGGACTGTCTGTGATGCGCGTCGCCATGCTGCTACTCGGAACGGTGCTCGCCGGCGGCGCGGTGACGCTGTTCATTTTTGCGACCAACGTCATTCGCAGCGCGCTCGCTGGACCGCCGTGATCACTGCCGTCACATGCACCGGCGACCGGCCGATCCCTTTCGGCCTCTGCGTCGAATATATGTCGCGGCAGAAGCGTAAACCCGACCAGTGGGTCATCGTCGACGACGGCAAAGCGCCCTTAAGCCATGAGCGCGAACGATTGCAACAGTATTGCGGGATCGCTGACGTCCAGATCATACGCAGGCTTCCAGCGCGCAGCGATCCGGCCCACACGCTGCCCGTCAATCTGCTGACGGCGCTCGATCACGTGTCGAACGATCGCGTGGCTTTTGTCGAGGATGACGACTGGTACAGCTGCGATCACATTGCAATGGTCAACGACGGATTGAAGGCTCACGAGCTGTTCGGGTTTCAGGGAATCGTTTACTACCACGTGGGAAAACAGTGTCACCGAACGATGGGCGCAGCCCATCCTCACAGTTCGCTATGTCAGACCGGAATAACGCAAGCCGTGTTTCCTCTGCTGAAAAGGATTTGCTCTGGTGGTACGGGTTTTTTTGTGGACTTGCGGCTGTGGCATGAATTCGCCGGCACTAAAAAGCTCTGGAACAATCTCGGCAGCGTCGTCGGGATCAAAGGTTTACCGGGAAGGGTCGGGTTGAGCGCGGGATGGAGAAACGTCGTCGGCTACACGCCCGACCCGTCGCTCAAGTTCCTCGAGTCTCTGATCGGCCCCGACGTGGAAAACTATCGACCGTTCCACGTGAAACACTAGGAGGCACCATGTCAAGCCCGCCGCCCATGACCTTCATCACGCTCGACGACGCCAAAGACCAGCTCTCGATCGACCTGGGGATGACTCTGCACGATGCGCGCATCACGTTTCTGGTCGGCGCGTCGATCGACTGGGCGGAGAATTTCTGCGGCCGCTCCCTGGGCCAACTGCTACCGCTCTCGAGCCCGAGCGACGGCGCCGCGGTGCCGCTGCCCGAGCCAGTCGACTCGCCGTCTTTCAGCTCGAATGACTGGGAGAATCCGGACATTGGCATCGAGGGCATTCAGGGTTTCAATGATTGGCAATACTGGGATGAGCGAACCTGGGCGACGTACTACCGCAACAATCCGCTGCTCAAGGATTACGCCTCGACGCTGCGTCGGGATCTGAAAGCCGCGATTCTGCTCCGCGTCGAGCTGCTGTTCGATCGCAACGTCGATAATTGGGAGCTCCTCGATAAGACCGCGACCGACATGCTTTTCCCGTACCGCGTCGGGATGGGCGTATGAGCTGCGCCACTTGCGCCAAAGTTCGCGCGCACCTTCCGGCCGCGATCCGCGCGCGCCTGGAGGAGGTCGAGCGGCGCATGGAGGCGCGGCGAGTCAATGCGCGCATCGCGATCGCCTATAAGGTCGCGGACGCTCAGCGCAGGCAGCGCCAATGAAGCGCCGCGAGATCCGGCCCACGCAGTCGGGCGAGCTGCGCCACCTGTGCAACATCGAAAACCGCGTCACGGGCACCGATTCGACCGGCGCGCCGTCGGTCATCTATGCGCTGTGGGCGGAAAATGTGCGCTTCGCGATCGACGATTGGAAGCCCTACGAAGCCGAAGTCGCCCAGGCCGTCGAGCGATCGACCATCACGCGCATCCGGATCCGCTACAGGCCGGGCATGTCGGACGCGGGGCCGAATCAATTTCGCCTTGTTTACTGCACGAATCCAGGCGAATCCCCGGCGATCAATGAGTATTACGACGTCCTCGGCGCCGTGCGCGACATCAATTTGCGCGTGGAACTGCAGCTCACCTGTTCATTGCGCGACGCGGCGGGCTACCGCGTCGGAGCAACACCGTGAAGCGCTCCACTCTGGAGGGCGTCGCCGCGCTCACGCAGCAGTTGAACGCGCTCACCGTGCTCGAGGAAGGCCGCGCACTCAAGGGCGCGGTGCGTGCAGGAATGAAACCGGCGCTTCTGCAGGCGCAGATGACGGCGCCGGTGGGTAGCATGCCGCACCGATTGAAAAACGGATTGCTGGTCGCTCCCGGCTACGCGCGCTCGACGTTGCGCATTGTCACGACCATCAACAGCGCGAAAAATATCGCGAGCGCGATCATGTCGACGCGCGCGCTCGCCTACTACGAGGCGGTTTTTCAGGAGATCGGCACCTGGAAGATGCCGGCGCATCCGTGGCTGCGCCGCGCGCTCCTGGATACGCGCGACGCAGGCGAGACAGCGTTCAAGGAGTCGATCGGGCGTGCCGTCGCGCGCGCGGCGGCCAAGCGATGAGGCTCGAATCAGACCTGCGGGATTATCTCGTCGCGGCGCCCTCGATCTCGACGCTGGTCGGCGCGCGCGTCTATGGCATGCTGCGCGAGCCCGCCGCGGCGCTGCCCGCGATCATGATCCAGCGCGTTCACAGCGCCAGGCAGGAATTGTTCTCGGGCGTTGCGCCCTTAGTCGACGCCTCGATGCAGATCGACAGCTTCGCGATCAACGGCGATGCCGTGTGGACGCTGGCGCGCGCGCTGCGCCTCCTGTTCAAGAATTTGACGAAGGTCACGATGGGCACGACGCTCGTCGATCGCATGTTTCTCACCAACGAGTTTCCGATGGTCGATCCCGATCCTGGGGTCATTCGAGTAGTGCAGCTCTATAACGTCTGGTACCTGGAGGATTGAAATGATCGAAGACACCAAGCCCTTTGTCGGGCAAATTTTCCTCGCCGTCGGCAATGGCGCTTCGCCCGAAGTGTTCACGCGCTACTGCGAGATAGACACGATGTCGGGCATCGGCCATGCCAATGCGCTGATCGACGTCACCACGTTTTGCAGCAACGGAGTCAAGCAGTACATACCGGGCCTCTCGGACGGCAAGCAGGTGACGTTCGGCGCCAACTACGCCATGAACGAACCGATCCAAGAGGGCTTGATTGCGGACGTTGAGGCAAAGGCTAATCGCAACATCGAGATCCAGATCGACGGCGAGTCGCCGATGCACATCTTCAAGATGACGCTCGCGATGCTCGACTGGGAATTGGATCCGCAAGTCGCGAAGCAAAACGTTATCAAGTTCATCGGCAAGATCACCGGCCCGATCGTTCGCTCATGAGCGGCGAGAAGCTGCTGACCAACACCATCGCGGTGCGCGAGGTGTCGTATGTGGTGCGGGAAATCAACGGGCGGCACATGCGCGAAGTGCGCAAGCGCTTGAAGGATTCGCCCGAAACGATCGAAGCGTATCTCGCCTGGGCCTGCACCGTGTCGCCGCCGTTCGCTTCGGAGTCGGCCGCCGCCGACGAAGCGCACGCGGTCTTGAAGGCCTTGAGCGAGGAGGCTTTCCGCCTGTCGGCGCCGATCTCGGCCGAGGAGGGCGCGGCAAAAAACGCCTGACGCCCGAGCAGCTGTTCGAGCATCGGCTCGCCGCACTGCTCGGGCGCACGCTCGACGAGCTCGACGAGCTGCCGTCGCGCGAGATCGAGCGATGGGCGATGTACTGGAGCGAGGAGCCGTGGGGGCCGTATCGCGATAACTTGCACGCGGCGCTGATCGTCAGCGAATTGCTGCGGCCGCATTTGAAAGAGGGCGCGACGTTGAACACCGATAGCTTCATGCTGCGGCCGCGAGCGGAACTCGATGCGCTGGCGCGCGCGAGATTCGTCGCGCAACTGACCGCGGTCGCCGACAGACCACAGCGCGCCAAACGGAAAAGACCATGCCCGATCTAGCCGCCCTTGTCGTTCGGATGCAGGCCGACAACTCCGAGTACATCAAAGGGCTCGATCAGGCCACCGCTAAACTCTCGCAGTTCTCGAAAGATCAGAGCGACATGCTCGGCAGTCTCGCGGAGAAACTGGCCGGCGCCTTTACCGTCGGCGCGATTGTCGAATTCACAGCATCGGCCATCGAAGGCGCGGCCTCGATGGAACGCATGAGCGAATCGACCGGCATCGCGGTCGAGGCCTTGTCGGGCTTGCGCCTCGCCGCCGCCGCCTCCGGCCTCGACGCGGACGGCCTCGGGACGGTGCTCAAGAAATTAAACGTGAACATCGCCGAGGCGGCCGGCAACGCCGACAGCAAAGCGGGCGTCGCATTCCGCGCGCTCGGCATCGACGTGCGCGACGCCAACGGCAACATGAAGGACGCCAGCACCGTCATCAGCGAGATGGGGACTAAGTTCGCCGGGATGGCGGACGGCCCGAACAAGGTCGCTTTCGCCGTCGCGCTCTTGGGCAAACAGGGCCAGTCGATGATCCCGGTGCTCAACAAGGGAGCCGAAGGCCTCGCGGCGCTCAAAGACCAGGCCACGGCCGCCGGCATCGTCATGTCGGGCGAGCTCGCCAAGTCGGCGGAGGAATTCTCGCAAAAAATGTCGATCTTGAAGGCGACGATGATCGACGGCCTCAAGATCCAGATCGCCGAGCAGTTTCTGCCGGTGCTCAACGAGCTGATGAACCAATTTACGAGTACGGGCGGCGCCGGCAGCCTGCTCGCGACCACGGTGGGCATCCTCGTCGACGCTTTCAAGTGGGTGGCGGTCGAGGTGATCGAGATCGTCGCCCAGTTCGAGATGATGGGAAAGTCTCTCGGCGCACTGGGGGCGGAGGCGGTCGCCGTCGCGCACGGCCACTTTGCCGAGGCGGCCGACATCTTCAAGCAGAACACGGCGGACAACGAGGCGATCGCCAAGTCATCCCAGGACCGCATCGTTGCAATCTGGAAGGCGGGCGGCGCGGCAGCGGTGGCGGTCGCCAAGGATACGGGCGAGCAGGTCAAGACCGAAGGTAAAAACCTAGCGGCGGAGCTGCTAGCCAACGCGGCGGACATCAAGCTCGAGAATTTTGCAAAAGGTATCGAGGCGCAGTCGGCGGCCTTCGGCCTGGGCGGCGCCGCGCTCGTGCGGTACAAGCTCTCGGTCGGCGATCTCGCCCTGACGCTGAGCGAAGCGGGCGCCGCAGGCAAAAAGGCGGCGGCCGACGCCATCAGCTTTGCGACCGCGCTGCAAACCAAAAAAGACGACCTGGCGGTCGAGAATTACACCGCGAAGATCGCCGAGCAGATCATCACGCTCAACATGGGAACGCTCGCCGCTGAGTCCTACAAGCTCTCGACCGGCGCGATCGGCGAGGAGCTCCACCGCATGGGGCAGAAGGGCATCGAGGCGCGCGACACCATCCTGGCGCTGACCAAGGTTCAAATCGAAGCGAAAAACGTCAACGCGATCCAACAGATGGATGACGACGCGCAGAAGCTCTCGGGCCACCTGGTCGACGCCGCGACCCACGCTTTTGACCTGCAGCACTTGGCGCTCTCGAAGGATTTATCCTCGACGAACAACAGCGACGGGCAAGCGAAACTCGAGATCGAACGCGACCACATCATCAACGTCGCGAAGATCAACGAGTTGAACCTGCATGCGGCCGAGATCAACGCCACGCTCGCCGCAACCGAGTCGAAGATTAACCTGGAGCGGACCCAAGGGCAGATCAGCGACTTGACCGCGCAGGCCGAGCAGACCGACGCGCGCTCCGCCGCGCTCGTCCAGCTGCAGGGGATCTATGTCTCCGAGCAGCAGATCGCCGCGGCCGCGAATGATCCGGCGCTCGTCGACGGCGTTAAAAAGTTCGGCGTATCCATCGACGCCTTGAAGGGGCAGACGACGCAGCTGACGGATTCGGTGCGCAATGGGCTCGAACAATCGTTCGGCAATAACTTCTCGAAGCTGATCACCGGCGCCGAATCCTTCCGCAAAGCCGTCGTCAGCATGTTGCAGGACATCGAGAAACAGTTTGCGGATCTCATCGCCAAGAATTTTGCGCAGCAGCTTTTCGCCCCTGCAGGCGGCCCAGGCGGCAGCTCGGGCGGGATGCTCGGAGGTCTCGCGCCGATGCTCGCGGGCCTGTTCGCGGGCGGCGGCAGCAACTATGGCGTCGCGAACGCCACGATCCCAGGCGTGACGCAAAATGCCGGCATGGGCGGCAGCATCGGCAACATCGTCGGCAGCTTCGCGGAGGGCGGCACGATTCCGTCGGGCAAAGTCGGCATCGTTGGCGAGAACGGACCGGAGTATGCGTACTCGGGCGCGGCCGACATGCAAGTGGTGCCCTCTGCGAGCACTCAGTCGAAAAATGTCAGCGTCACGAACCACTTCACCGTCGAGGCGCCGGGCGGCACGATCTCGCGGCAGTCGCAGATGCAGATGGCGGCGGCCGCCGCGCGCAGCATCGGCCAGGCGAACCACAGGAATAATTCATGAGCACGATTATCCCGGATATCGCCGAAGTCTTTCCGACGTGTCCCACCTTCGGCTTTATCGCCGAGCCCAACTACCTCGTGAAAATCACGGCGCGCGAGGGCGGCTACGAACGCCGACAGCGGGTGTGGGCGATGCCGCTCTCGAAATACACGGGCGTGCCGTCGGGGGACCAGCCCTCAGAGGACATCGAAATCCTGCTCGATTTCTGGAACGCGATGGGCGGCATGTCCTCGGGGTTTCGCTTCAAGGATTGGATCGATTACAAGTCGTGCCACACGAGCCAGACGCCGACCGCGCTCGATCAGCCGCTCGTGCTCTCCGGCGATTCGCCGGTGAGCTATAGGCTGGTGAAGCAGTACTCCACCTTGAGCGGGCGCACGATCCAGCAGCGTTATATTCAGCGCCCGATCGGCTCGACGGTGCTCGTCGCGAACGCGCTCGGCGTCACGCAGGAAGATTGGTCGCTCGACGAATCGACGGGCCTCTTGACGCCGGGCGGCACGTTCTCGGGCGTGCCGACGCGCTGGGGCGGCGAGTTTGATGTGTGGTGCCGCTTCGATGCGATTTTCAATCCGTCGATCACGGACTGGGGCACCAACGCGGTCATGAATGTGACCGTGCAGCTCGCCGAGATCCGGGTGCCTCTCGCATGAGATATCGGATCATCACCAGTGGCGAAGGCTTCACCGTTCGCTGCAAATTCAAGTGGTGGCCCTTTTGGACGGCTGCGTTCATGCCGGGATTCGGCTGGTTCCTCACAATCGACGATGCAGAGAAAGCGATTGCGAAAAGGGGGGCGCGCAAAAAAAATGACGGGCGCGTGGTCAAGGAACTATGAAAACGATTCCGCCGCTGCTTCTCGCCGACCTGCGCAAAGACCTGACGTGCATGGCCTTCCTGTGGACCATCGAAATGGCAAACGGGAAAATGATCCGCGGCACCGAGCACGACCTCGACATCACATTGGGCGATTCGATCAACTCGCCTGCGGACTCGCCGCCGGACAAGTACGCGGGCACCTACTACGCGATCGCCAACGTGACCGCCGGCGACATCAGTTCGACCAGCGATTTGACCGTCGACAATCTGGAAATGACGGGCGCGATGCCGCAGGCGCCCTATACCGTGATCCCAGACGTGACCGTCGAGGAAATCGAAGCGGGCTTGCTCGACCTGGCGCCGGTCACGGTGCTGATCTGCAACTGGCAGGCGCCGGGTCACGGTTATTTCGCGGTCAAGACCGGCACCCTGGGCGACATCAGCCGCGACAGCGACGGCAAGTATGTGACCGAAGTTCGCGGCCTGACGCAGCTGCTCTCGCAAGTCGTCATCCGCACCTTTGCCGCGACCTGCAACGTGGTGAAGTTCGGCGACCATCGTTGCAAATTCAACGTCGCCGCGATCACCATCACCGGCGCCGTCGTCGCCGAGACGGACCAGCAGAAGTTCTCGGTCACGCTGGCCCAGGCGAGCCCACGGCCGCCGTACTCTTACGTCGGCGGCACGCTCACTTTCACCGACGGCGCCAACGAGGGATTCTCGCGCGAAGTCAAGGTGGATCCGAATTTCAACGAGGGCGTGATCGAATTCTGGGAGAACTTTCCCTCGGACATGGCGCCGGGCGACACCTTCACGCTTTCCCCTGGCTGCGACCGGCAGTCGCTCACCTGCATCGGGATTTACCACAACTTCGACAACTGGCGCGGCTACGGGATTTTTATCCCCGGCCTGCTCGAGATCATGGCGGGACCGGCGACCGTGGCGGAATTGTGATCACACCGGAGCAGCTCGTCGAGGCGGCGCGCCATTGGGTCGGCGTCAAGTTTCTGCATCAGGGCAGATCCCGCGATGGCGCCGATTGCCTGGGGTTCATCGCGGCGCTGCTCTCCGAGCTCGGCAACGGAGTGTTTCTCGATAATCTGCCTGAGAATTACGGGCGCGAGCCGCAGGCGTTGCTGCTGACGCGCTTGACAGAACTCACGCACCAGATCCCCCTGCAGCCGGCGGCGCTCGTGTTGATCCAATGGCCGAAGCAGGCCTTCCCCTCGCACGCGGGAATTTTTACGGGCGTCAACCTGGTCCACTGCACGCAGGAGAATCGCAAAGTGGTCGAGCACGGCTACCGGGGGCCGTGGCTGCGCCGCACCGCGAGCGTGTGGGCGCTGCCTGGGGTGACGTATCAGTAACCTAGGCCAAGGCGTCCTCATTGTCGTCGGGACCGTCGTCGGCGCCTATTTCGGCGGACCTGCAGGCGCTCAACTCGGCTTTGCCCTGGGCGGCCTCGCAGGCTCTGTGCTCTTTCCGACGCAGCTTCCCGCAGGTCCGCGCATCGCCGACACGCGCACCACGACCGCGAGCGTTGGCGGCCCGGTGCCGATCGTGTTCGGTACTTGCGCCGTCGCCGGCACCGTCATCTGGCTCGCGCCATACGTCGAACATTCGAGCGGCGGCGGCAAGGGCGGCCCGGTGCAAAAGCTGTACAACTACACGCAGTCGATCGCGATCGCGCTGTGCGAGCGCGTCGACGACTACGCTCCGGACGCCGAGGGCGCGATCGGTGGCGTGAGCCGCATCTGGGAAAATGGCGCGATCGTGTATGACATCCGGCCGCAACAGCTCGCGAGCTCGACGAGCCTGCTCAATCGGCTGGCCGAGACCGATCAAGAGTATGCGAACCGATTGACCGCGAGCGCGGCCTATGCCGAGACTTTCACGCTGTACTTAGGCGACGAGATCCAGCTGCCGGACCCGACAATCGAAGCCGTGCAGGGCGCGGGCAATGTGCCGGCGTTTCGCGGCCTCGCCTATATCGTGTATCCGAATCGCAATCTAACGATGGCGCAAGGACTGCGGCATCCGAATTTTCAATTCGAGGTGTACGCGGCCGGCGCGAGTAATTGCGTCACGACCACGCTCAACTCCAATGAGGTGCTTTACCCTTGGGCTGGCGGCGGCTTGGCAAACGATCCAGTCAACCCGCGCAATACCCACACGTTCAAGATACAGGGCATCGACCCTTCCTTGGCGGGCTGGTCGACATACAATCCGGCCACGATCTACACGAGCGAGGCCGACACGCTCGCAGCGCTCAACGCTTTCGGATATGGCAACGGGATTCAGTACATCGGATACGCTTACACGACAGCCGGAAACTACGAGATCATTCAATCGGGCGGAACGGCAGTCACCGATCACATTGGTGGCGTGCCAGATCCGCAAGAGATTCAGATCGCTTATAATTTTGCCTACCCGAGAGACGGTTTTTACAGCGCCGCCGATTCAACAGCCGGCTTGATCCCGGTCAAAAATACGCCGAACGCGCTATTTCGCGCAGGCAACGGGGGCGGCCAGCTCGCGCTGAATACCGGCTCGCTTACCTTTGTGCCGCCGCTCACGCCGCCGTGGGTCAGAGTCGCCGGCTCCTTCGGTTCCGCCTACTGGTTTTTTCTTAGCTTCGATGCGCAAGTGGAAGTCAGGCGATTCCCATCCTCGCCGCTGCCGCTGTGCGACGGGCTGCCACCGAGCGCGATCATCGGCTATTCGGTGATGCTCGACGGCAAGCTGATCCAGTGCAATCCGTGGACTCGCGTGACGCTCGGGAGTAGCACAGTCAAGGTGCTGCAACAGTACGCCGGCGCGAATCCGAGTTGCACCTATCCGCTCGATCCCTGCTTGCTCGTCGGCGATCCGAACTACAGCAACGCGACGTTTTGGACGGCCGCGTACACTGCGGCAGTCACGCACGGATGGATGACAGCGGGGAAAGTCTACGGCGTCGATTATCCGATGCTGCAAAATTTCTACTGGACGGTCGAGCAAGTCATTTGCGAAGCGTCGGGCGCGACCGTGAGCCTCGCGCAAATCATCAGCAAGGTCTGCAATCGCGCGGGCCTCACGGCGATCGATGTCACCGACATGGAGTCGATCGACATCAACGGATACCCGGTCGCCGCCGTGTCCACCGGCTCGGCGATCATCACGCCATTGCGCTCGGTCGGCTTTTTCGATGCTGTCGAAAGCGAGGGCACGCTAAAATTTCTGGCGCGCGGCAAGCCGATCGTGGCGACGCTCACAGCTGACGACTTCGGCGCATACGATGCGACCGCATCGACCGACCCCTCGAAGTGTCCGCCATCGGTCACGACGGCGCGCATGCAGGACGTCGAGCTGCCGCGCTCGATCCGCCTGCACTACATGGCGACGTCGCGCGATTATCAGGACGCCGAGCAGGATTCAGAATTTCGCCTCGCGACCAATGCGACCAACGATATCGATGTGACGCTGCCGCTGTGTCTCGATGACACGCAAGCGCTGCGGTGTGCGAATGTGCTGTGGGCTTCGGCTTGGGCGGCGCGCAACTCGCACACCCTTTCGGTCGATCAAGCGTGGCTCAATCTCGACCCAGCCGATTGCATCGGCGTGCCGATCGACGCCGTGATCGAGCGGCTGCGCATCGTGAGCGACACTCTCGCGTCGGGCGTCTTGCGCAAGCTGACATGCGTGCGCGATTCAGACGGCGCTTATATTTCGTTCGCTGTCGCGAGTGCGCCGGCGTATCTGCCGGCGCCGCTGACGTTCATCGCGCCGGCCTCGTTTGAATTCCTCGACTTGCCATGCTTGCAGGACGCTGATTCGGATCCGGGCTTCTACGTCGCTGCGCAGCGATTGAACGGCGTCGGCGCCTGGAAGGGCGCGAGCATCTACAAGTCGATCGACGGCGGCGCGACCTATACTTTGGTGTCCACCGTGATCAACGAGGCGCCGCTGGGAGTTTTGGGCGCGGCGGTCCCGGCTTCGCAGGCGTTCACGTGGGACGATGTGACGCTGATCGACGTCACCGTGGCGGCCGCCGCGATCACCTTCGAGGGCGTGAGCGATGCCGCCGTGCTCGCCGGCGCCAACGCGGCCGCGATGGGCTCAGACGGCCGATGGGAGATCGTGCAGTTCGGCAGAGCGACGCAAATCGATCCGACCCACTGGCAGCTCTCGCACTTGCTGCGCGGCCGACGCGGCACCGAACACGTGATGGGCACGAGCCAGCCGGCGGATAAATTCGTGCTCGTGTCGGGTGGAGATCTCGGCCACGTCGTCTTGCAGAGCACCGAGATCGGCGCAGCGCGCACCTATCAGGTCTGCTCGATCGGGCTTGCGATATCGAGCGCGGTCACGCAAGCGTTCACCGGCCACGGCCAGGCGCTTGTGTGTTTCTCGCCGGTCGACGCCACCGCGCAGCGCCAGAGCGACGGCGACATTCTGCTCACGTGGATTCGCCGCAGTCGCTTGGGCCGCACGCTCATGTCGGGTATCGATATCCCGTTGGGCGAAGCCACGGAGGCGTTCTCGATCGACATCATCGAGCTAGGGAGCCCGCATACGGTGCTGCGCACGCTCACGAGCTCCACCGTGTCGGTGCTGTACTCTCACGCGAATCAGGAGACCGATTTCGGTTCGCCGCTGCCGGCGACGATCACTGTGGCGATCTATCAACTCTCAGCCATCACCGGGCGCGGGACGCCGCTGATCGCGACCCTACCGATTAGCTAGAAGGAAACCCCATCATGGCAGGCGTTACCCCGAATCTAGGTTTGCAGCTGCTCGACCCGAGCCAAGCGCAGCCGGAAGTGCCGATCAATTTCGATTTGAATTTGCTCGACGGGCTTCTAAGTCCGTTGAACGTCGAGGCGTCGGGATCTTCGCCTGGCGTCATCAAAGTGAGAACCTTACGGTTCCTGGGCGCGACCGTGACAGCGGAAACCGACGACGCGGCGCTGGTCACGATCGACTATCCGACGGACAGTCCCGAGAGCGGCGGCGGCGGCGATGTCGACTCTCCCAGCAGTCCCGGCACGCCAGTGACTCTCCAGCTCGCCTGCTCCGATCTCGTGACGGCGCTCATCGTCGCGGCGAGCGTCGGCTATGTGCGCGCGCCTCATGCGTTCACGCTGACCGCCGTGCGCGCATCTGTGCTCGTGGCATCGAGCTCGGGATTGCCGACGGTGAACATCAAGAAAAATGGCGTGACTGTTCTCTCGACGAATCTGTCGATAAATTCCGGCGCCTACACCAGCGTCGGCGCGACGACGCCGGCCGTGATCTCGGTCCCGGCGATCGCGGACGATGATTTGCTGACGATCGACGTCACGGTCGCAGGCACCGGAACCAAAGGGTTGATCGTCTCGCTGATCGGGCACGTCTGATGCTGATCAACTCTTACGCTGACGATGTGGTGGGCGGCGGCGGCGCGACCGATCCGTATTTTGCGAACGTCGGCCTGCTCGTGCACATGGGCTCGTCGCTCGTCGACTCGTCGGGTAATGCGTTGAGCGTCGCAGTGGGAGGAACCGCGCCGTTTCTCGACTCAACGCACCAGCAGGTCGGCGCAGACTGCTCGGACTTCGCGAGCGCCGCCGGCGGCAGTGCGGCGGGCGGCAATCTGTATCTGCCGATGACGCCGGGCGGCCCGATCGATTTGGGCTTAGGCGCCTACACGGTCGAGTGCTGGGATTATCAGCGCGCCTCGGCCGCGTACATTATTTTCGGGCTGACCTACGGCACCGACCAAGCCATATTGCTTCTGCCGACGGGCGGCAGTTGCCCAGTGGAGGTCCAGGGCGCGACGATCGGTACCGCGACCATCCCGCTCAATCAATGGAACCACGTCGCGCTCGTGATGGACGCAACGAACCACGCGACCGTGTACGTGAACGGCATTCAGCAATTCACGCCGGCCGCCGTCTCTCGCGCCGCCTGGTCGGCAGATACGTGGTATTTCGGCGCCACGCAGTACGGCCCGGCAAAAGAAGGGCTCGCGCAAGAGTGGCGCATCACGAAAGGCGTCGCCCGCTATCTCGCGAATTTCTCGCCGCCGACGTTGCCGTTTCCTAATTCATGATCCCGACGTACTGCATTGCGCATCGAGATCCCAAGCTCTCGGCGCATTTGTACGATGTAGTCATCAACACGCCGCCGCGCCACGATTACGAGGCTCTGGTCTCCGTGGTCGCACATCCGATCATTGCGCGGCTCGCGCCGCCGGTTGGCTTAGTGAACGTGTGCGGCTATCGAAAGATCGTCATGCACGGAGACAAGCC